CCTGCCCTGCGGCCGCCTCTTTTTTCTTGGCGTGTATCTTCGCTCACAGTGCCGCCCTCCTCTCTCATTTATAAGGTATCATACTTTTGTTTTATTGTCAAACATAAATTCAAAGTATATGCCTTATATCACTGCTCGTATGGGGAACAGTAGCCTTTGTTTGTTTTACAGAGTTACCATTCGGTGATATTGTACAGGAGCGCGCCACCGGCTTCGCGCGGCCCTGCAAATACGAGCCCTTCCGTCCTTCCCTGCTCGTATCCGACCACGACATAAGCGTCACCGCCTACGGCCGCGACCCCGGCCTTTATCCGATGGTCTTTGCGCAGATCAATCTTATAGACGTCAACGCGCCGCTCCTGCTCCGGTAGCGTAGCTCCGGTCTCGATATCGGTCGTGATAGGCGTCACGACTGTCCTGTCTGACGCCTGGGTGGCCTCATCCGGTAGTGACATGTCGCCTCGGTTGATTCGCTCGGCCACATCTGCCGATGCTTCTTCCACGGTGGCGGCCGGCACAGTAAACGTGACGATGGGGGCCGTAGCTTCTCGGCTTGTGTCCGGCACCACAGTCGTGTTCTGAGCCTGCTGGATGCCTTTTATCGCAGCACCAAGCTCACGGCTATTGTCTTCGCTGATTTTGAGCTTGGCCTGTAGCTTCTCCATGCTCTGCTCCTGCGCCTGCGTGAGGTCTTGTGCTTTCCGCAGCTCCTCCTGTTGCGCTTGTTGCCAGTGGAAAAACGCCCACGCCACGCCGATGATCAGCACCGTACCAATGGTGAGGAGCAGGAGCTCCTTCCAATTCTTTTTAAGCTGTTCCATGCGTACCATCTCCTAAACAAAAAGGCCCCGTTCTCCTTGCTCAAGAGAACGGGGCTTGCTAGTCATGCGTCAAGCGCACATGTGTAATTATGCCTGCTCCGGCTGTGCCGCCGGAGCATCGCTTCCTTCCTGTGCCTTGTCCTGCGAATCAGCATCATCTGCAGCGCTCATCTTGTCGAGCAGCTTCTCAAGCAGCCAGAATGCTGCGAAAATCAGTCCCGGCAGGAAGACTCCGTCGCGGAACTTCACCCAGCCAGATTCTGTCGTGGCATCCGCCTTGAGCTTGGCAACGAATGAATCGGCTACCTCTTTCAGCGCAGGAAGAACCGTGCCGCGCAGGCCAGAAACAATAGCACCTTTTGCCGTTGTCGTGAAAAACTCCTTCGCCGTTTCTGCCATCTGATTCTTGAATTCTTCGATTGTCATTTTGTCATCCTCCTCATTCTGTCTGATTGTGATACCAAATAGCTTTCCCTCTCAACACATCGCCACCGCGAGAGCCGTCGGTTGCTTTGGGATTGTATCTCGGTGATTCGTCCGTACCGAGATACTCGAGATCGCCACGGGTGTCTCCATCACCATAGCTGTCATTCCACCATGCATACGGTTTATGGCACGACCAATCGCCATCTTCGTTGTTCGCCGCCTCGCCATGTGTGAGAACATGCGCTTTGTCGATGGTAAGCCACAAGGCGTCGCAAACGGTCTGGATTGCCTGAGCCATCGCCTCAATCTGAGCTGCAGTCGGCGGCTCATCGCCCAGCGACTGCGATCCTGCCCCGTAGCACCCAGCAAGCGCGATGCCAACCGCGCCGGTGTTGCGGCGCCACGTGTGGTTCAGAGTCTCCGAGAAATCATCCGTACTCACATACAGACCGCCGTCCGCATCGATATTGATATGGTAGTCTGCGTAAAACTGGCCGTAGTGACCAGCACTCCAATGCAAGTATACCTTTGGATCGCGGCCATACTGCTCAGCCTTTTCCCAGATCGCCTCACGACTGTCAGAAGCGATCTGTGCCAACTCATCAAGAGTTACTCTTCTCATAATCAAACTCCTTTCTATGCGTGATGAATCGGAAAAGGCGACTCTCTATAAAGCCGCCTTTCAATTTCCGGGATTATATCTTCACAAAAATGGGCTCGTCTCGCCGCTGACGTGAATCTGAGTGTTATGCGAGCCAGCAAGCACCAGGTAAGGCTAGTCACCTCGCATCACCTCCACCACGCTCGATCGCTGTCCGGCCGAGGTATCCGATGAGTCCGCTTGCGATTGTGTTCTGCATCTCCGTACTGCCGCCTAAAAATACGGCGGCGAGAAGCGCGGCGACAAGTCCTGTGCCGACAATCATGTCCGTCGTGATCTTCATCCGTGCGCCCTCCCTTCGAGTGCGTCAATGCGGTGATGGGCAGAGCGCACGGACTGGTCTACCTCAGCGAGATGCACTTCCAGCTCTTGCCGCTGCTCCCGGCTCTCTTTCATCTCTGCACGCATCTCGTCGATGGTTTTCTGCAGTGCCTTGATGGATGCGTTGAGGGGCCGCAAAACCGCAAATGAGAATGCCGCGCCGATAACAGCGGCGATGGCCATGATTTGCGCAAGGGTTTCAAGTACGCTCATGCCCTCTCACCTCCTCAACTGAGTTCTTCGTCCACCTGAAATCTCTAATACTTCATTCATACGGTCTTCCTTTCTCACGTACTCCACGTCCATGCGCCCTTGTAAGGGTAAGATAGGTAAGCGCAGATCTTACTGACCGCTCTGCTTTGCAGTGCTTGCAGTACCCGAGGAATGACATGACGAGCGGTCTGACATCTTCCACTCGTATATAGCCATGCCGATACAGATAGGAAATATTTTTGAATCTGATTTTTGCTGCTTTGATATTCCGTTTTCTCGGTAATATCTTATCGCTGAAAATCCGATAGCCGCAGAAATCTGTGCCGCGACTCGCTGGAAATATCTGCGTCTTCGGATTCAGCTTCAGTTTCGCCTGCGTTTCCATGTACCAGCAGATGTCCTTGAGGGTGCTGCGCAATTCTTCCTTATCATCTGAGACAACGATGAAGTCATCCATGAAGCGCAGATAGAATCGCATCCGCCGATCATCTTTCATCCAATGGTCGAAGCGCGACAGGTAGCAGTTTGCGAATGTTTGGGAGGGAAGCGCGCCAATCGGCACGCCTTTTCCAGTATCGCCATTGTAGCTGTCGATGATGGCATCTATCAGATGCAATACACGCGAATCTTTGATTGTCGCGCGAACGGTTTCTTTCAGCAGCGCATGATCAATGGAATCGTAATAGTGGTGAATGTCGCATTGAAGAACATAAACCTTGCGGCCACGGCTGCCAGCTCTGCGGATGAACTGTTGTACGCGCTGCACGGCCTTATGCTGCCCTTTTCCTTGACGGTTGGAGTACAGATCGTAAATATACTTCCGTTCAAAAAGCGGCCTGACAACCGCATCGATGGCGTGATGGGCGATGCCGTCACGAAACGACGGGGCATTTATTCGCCTCCGCTTGACTTCCGTCCGACACTCGAAGGAGTAATACTGGCCAGGCTTCCATGTGCCGTTCCGCATCTCTCGTATGATGTCCGTGATAATCGTCTCGATGCGCGCTGCTGCCGCCATCGCTTTGTAGGCATATCGCTTGCCGCGCCACGCTTCCCGGAATGCCATATAGAAGTTCTCCAGCGATACGATGTCATCAAATAAGTCATCATATCTAACCATTCATTCTACATCACCTTTCTTCCAGATGCCGCGTTACATGACATAGCGGCGCGGCATTTCGTACATGTTTTTCCTGCCTATCGGCTCGGAATGGACAAGACTCCCAAATATTTTCGAGTACTGGATGGCGTTGCTATGCAGCGCCGACTTCTGACTCATGATGTTTTCATATTTGCCAGGCGGAAGCCGTTGTTCGCATTCGCGTGCCCGGTGTTCAGATTCCACATAAACAGACCGCAGTACCGGAGCGGGTGGCTGAAGCTGCCATAAAAAGCCTTGCCCAAATGCTATTATCTACTCGATTGGCTGAAGTACTTCACTAGGCCACCGAGTATTCTTCCCGCCTCGTCAATATGGCCAATCCATACGTGTCGCCTGCGGGTATTGATGTACTGACACTGATATGCCAGCCTGATTAAGTCCCGCAAATACTCAAGTTCGATATCGATATTCTGCAGCGATGTTTTCTTCGCGTACTTCTTTTCCATACCGATAATCAGGTGCATCGCTGTCCTTTCAGATTCCTTAATGGATGAAACCAGCTGATATTTTTCCGATTTTGGAAACTGCTTCATCACTTCATGGCTGTAGGACATAATTTCAAGCATCTTCACTCGAAGCATGAGTGGATTTTTCGCACTCTCTATTCTCATCCTTGCATTAATGATTTTTGTCACCATCCTCTAGGCCGACGCTATCGCGTCGGCTCCAGGTTACAGTTTTTCAGTTCACAGTTTACCGTTCGAAGCTCCCCGTCAGTCCACATAAGCGACCTCATCCGAAACCGCTCCATACTTTGCCAGGCGGAAGCCGTCCTTCGCATTCGCGCACCCGGTGATCAGATGCCACACAAACGGACCGCAGTACCGGAGCGGGTCGTTGAAGCCGCCACTTGCCCAGAGTTGTGTTTGTGGGCGATAGTTGATATTTGATGAGGTTCCCCACATATTTTTCGGACGCCACCACGCACCATCGTGGAGACTGCCACCAGTATTTTTATTGTTTGTGTTTCCTGCAAGTACGGAAGGGCAGAAAATGTCTTTGAGGTCAAATTTCTCACCAGAAGCATCAGAGAGAGATTTGATGTAGCCGTATTTTCCCGTCATGCCATTACTGCCATTCTCGGTAGCGTCTGCCGCCGGGAATTTCACACCCGTCTCGACATACGTTCCGTCCATGCGGTTAGAAAAGATAAGCAGCTGGCCGTTCGTGTCCGTAGTCACGCCGTCGACACTTTCCCAGCAATTTCCCCACCATTCATGCAGTCCGCGCCAGGTGGCATTGGTTGCACCAGTTTTCTTTGTGTAGTCGTCACCATGCGGATTGTTTGTTGTCCAGGAGTGTCCACCATGATCAAGCGTGTTGCCACCACCAATGACATTCACGACATCAGCACGGCCATACTCGAGCAACATGAGAATGGCAATCGCTTCGCGCTCATAGATGTTCTGCAGGTGCCACCCTGCCTGCTCATCTGTACCTGTGTTGCGTGCTTTGCAAGCAGTCGATGCTTCTTCCTTGAAAATATAATTCCAGACGTGGACATTCGGCAACGAACAAGCTTTGATGCCTGTCAGGATGCGCTGCTTTCCTGTGCTATCCCAACGGTCTCCATTCGGATATCCTTCCATCGAAGCTTCATAGGCACCCATGTAGAAACCATCCATGACTTTGTTCTGATAGACAAACGCCGGATGAATATGGAACCCTGCGCGAGAATAAGGCGTAATCCAGATGCAGCGTTTCCCTGCATTCTGCGAAGAATCAGGGCCACTTGCAACCTTGATGTAGAATTTTGGAATGAAAACCATCGCCTGTCCATCAAGTGCCACGGCCTTGATTTTGCCGTAATCGTACACACTTTTCAAATCCTGTGACATACTTATGCCTCCTTCTTCCGTTCATTGACAACTGCCAATACATAGGGTCTGAACTCATCCGGCACATCGTCAATGGTAATCATGCCTTCATCGATCATGTCGGCATACACCGGCGCGATGGCTTTGAAAAACTGCTCGTCCATTACTTAGACACCTCTTTCTTCAGCGACATCACAGTCATGGAGAGCTGCGCGATGGCTTTCTGCAATGACTGTACTCTCGTGTCCTGGCTGTCATCCTTCTCTTGCTGGCTTTTTGCCTGTGAGCTTGCAGGCTTTATGATTTTCATGCCCATAATTCTTCCTCCTTATGCTTTCTCGGCCCATCCGGCGGTGACACCATAAACCTCATGGCTCTCCGCCACCCAGTGGTACGACAATTTGATTTCCGTGCCCTTATCTGCAATCACCGTCAGGACGTGGGTATCATCGTTGTACGTCCATGTCCCATTGCAGATGATCGTGTCTTTCCGTGCAGCATGTGACAACTTGAAGACCTGCGTATCACCCGTGGCCGTACCCAGCACCGTATCTGTGACATCGCCCTCGGGGCGTTCGAGAACAAATTTGATAGCAGTGATTGTCTTATCAGTATCCGCATCCGGCAGTGTGTACTGGTAGCGTGAGGCGTAAACGCCGGTATCAGAATCGTACACTTGGCGCGATATCAGCTCCATTTCCTGCCAAGACTCATCTTCCCAGCCGTATTCGTAGCTTGCTGTCACGGCAACACCTTTCGCCGCCGTGAAGGTAACCTCGTTCGTCTCAGTGTTGTAGGCAAATCCATAGTATGGCATACCGTCGAGCTGGACGGCAATGGAATTATGGTTGATGTCGGTGTCACTGAGTGCTACTGTCTGCTGGTTCCCGTCGCCCGTGCCGATGGAAAGCATCTCGCGCGTCTTCGGCTCCGTGCGAAATGCAGCATACGCCTTGATTTCTGCGTCCTGAAGTTTCTTGTGCTTAATGAGTGCCTGCGCAAAGCTAACGCCGGTATGGCTCGTCTCTTCCGCAAAGTGCAGTGTCCGCGTGATAATTTCCGCCGTACTGCCTGATACTTTTGCCATCGATGCATTGTAGACGATGGTGACTCCTGTGACCTGCGCCGTCTCGCTACCGATGGCAGTCACGGCATAATGCGCTTTGAACTGCACGAGAGATGCTTTCTTTGCTGCTACATCAGAGAGAGCCATATAATCAGACCAGCTGCCGCCGTTATACAGCCGCGCCGTCACAGCTACGGACGCTTTCCCTGTTGTTTCGGTGTTCGCGTTTGCTGATACGATGCTGACGGCATTACCAGACAACTTGTAGATAGGAGAGTCTTCGTCATATTCGTAGGATTCGTTCGCAGACGTCATCTTCACGCCGATCTTGAGCGTCGGGACAATTGTTGCCGTTTCCTCCGCCTTGATGGCTACGACAGGATACACGGTCTTTCCCACCCACTCGGGGATAGACTTCACGGCAGCAAGTTCGGCTGTGGTATTTCCCTCAGACAGCACGCTGTCCACTGTGATATTCTGCACTTCAAGCGCTGTCACGGTTGCTTTGCCGCTCTCATCAACTGTCAGCTTGAAGTATTTCATCACCGTTTCGCTCTCGCTTGCTGCCGTATTCTGTGTGCTCGCTGTCGCATCAAGCTCTGCCTTCGACTGATAAGAAAATACGACGCGTCGATCTGTTCCCGTCGGCTGGATTCCAGCAAGCTCGAAGCCGTCAACACTCGCCACATTCGTCATGGCAAGTGGCGCATTGTCGCGATACAGCGCTGTTCTGTAATAGATATGATCTGCCATTATGCGTTATCCCCCTTCTCATCGATGACTGCCCATGTGCCGTTTCCGCCGCCCTCCTGCACGAGTGCGACGCCGATGGCGTGGTTGTGCGCGATAGATGTATCGAGCGTCATGTAGCCCGCTTCATCAAACTTCGTGTCACCTGCCAGCGCGAAGTTGTCTGCTTTGTCAAGCGTGGACTCCAGGCTGACAGTTGCCTGGACAGATGCGCTCTGACCACTCCATACAGTCGATGACTTCCATGTCAGTCCCTTACGGTCGCTTGACCCATAAGCCTTGCCATCCGCGATGCCGACCGTGCTGCGGTAAATCATCGTGTTCGCAACGGTATACGTATTGACGATGTTCTCTTTCGTCATGATGCGATAGATGCCGTCAGCGGTCTTGATACAGGATTTAACCTGGATAAGTTCCTGACGCACGCCATCCGTGAGCCAGTATTGGCCACCCTTGTAAAAGCCGTCCAGATGTTCCACGCCGATGGTGTTTGAGCCTGCTGTGACCGCTGTTACCGGCACCTGGAAAACATCCACCTGATCAGGGTCTTTGAAGTCCTCTGCAATCAGCAAATTACTGTCCGGGCATTCGTTCTCGGCGAGCATCTTCAGCATGATGTTGCTCATCTCGTCTTCAATCTGCGCAATCCTGCCGCGCATGATAGGCAATGTCGTAGCACTGTCGCCAAGAATCGCCGTGCGCGTATCGTCAATCGAGATTGGATGCAGATGGTTGTCGTGGTTTTTCTGTGCCCAAAAGAAATCCGGCGTGTCTGGCTGCTGAATGGTCGTCTTGAGCGATGGCGCGTTCGGATGCGGGGTCACGCTGTCACGGTGCGCGTAGAAGTCGACGCGCGTGATATACGCGACATCACCGTTGATGACTGCCGTCACATTCTCAGCTTGGTCGACCACGGTCACGACGTCGTAGATGAGATTCCATACCTCGCTCGCGCCGCCCGCAGGGACGTACTCGCTGTCGTCTCCCGTGTTGCGGTATGCGTAAAGCACTTCTGTCTTTGTCTCAGGATCCTGTGCAAAGATACCGACCTCGCGTGCGAAGAAACCCGCCTTAAGGTCGTCGTTCTTCAGCTCTGTCTCCATAACCGTTGTGCCGACGCCCGTAATCTCGATGGATTTAATCGGCAGGTTGAGCTTCGGTGCAATCATCTTCGTGAAGTCTTTGATGACCGCTCCGTCACTGAGCTTGCCGTCGCCCATCGCGACGCGTGTGAACTTGAGTTCAAGTCCCGTCTGACACTTTGCGAGCAGGTTCAGCCCCTGCGTCGTGAGTGTCGTGCTTCTGATGTCACTCATTATGTCTCCTCCTCTGGATAGATAGTGATGCGGCCTGTCCGCAGAATGACGCGTCCGCCGCGCGGCTCTGTGTAGCTCTCAAGCGGTGCAGCCGAGCGGATGCGCTTGCGGCCAATGGTTGCGGATGCGATGCCGACCGCTGTCCTTCCCTCCGTCTCAGCAGGCGCGGACAAGCCGATATGGCGACGCCCGTAAGTAAGCGATGCGAGACCGGTATGATATCCTGCTCCTGCCGGATACAGACGGCTCTCGTGCGCCTGCCCCTTATCAGCTGGATTGTATGGGATGCGCACGCGCCCGATGCGGTACGCGAGTACACCTACACGCTGCGCGAGTACGGACGGCGGCGGCTCCTCGCCAGCTCCGATGCGCATGCGGCCTGATCGAAAATAGCCGACACCGGAGCGCGCGTTGACACTCGCGTTGTCTGGTGGTGGGATGCGGATGCGCTTGCGGCCGAGGTGGCAGTCGGCAAGGCCGTAAAAATGCTGGATGATATCCGTATACTTGTCTGGATGCAAATCAACCGTGATTAAGCCAATAGCAAGATGTGACGGTTTGATTTCGCGGAGGTCTTTAATCATCTTAGGCAGATTATGCCTTATATCCTGGCGGATATATACAGAAAAGGCACCCTCTGCATACGTCTCATCGATGTCTGCAAGGATACCCCATGAATTTTGTATATAGTTTTCAAGCCAGCCAGGGCTTATCGCCGCGCCAGATGCTTTCTTTCGATATAGGCGAGCCCGCCGTTCCTCTATACTCAAACTATCGTCCGGCTTAATACTGTATTTGTATTCCTGCGCCTCGATTCCCCAGGTGACGGTTTGTGTGAAAGCCTGCTCTGGCATCTCACGGACGATTTTCCATGCATCATCAAGCTCTCGTCCCATGACTTCATAGAGCCATTTTACAACATAGGCGTTCGAGTAAATCGGTGATACCCGGTGCAGCATCCGTTGTGCCGTTGCTGATGTTGGAAATTTATCGAGGTCGATATCACTCATACGTTGTCACCTCGATTTCTCCTGTCACGGGATATTCGTGTTCTTCAAAATCGACATTCCTGATATCTCCGTTCATCTTGAAGTCTTCGAAATCAGCAACACCAGTTACATCGTCGGCGAGCGTAGCGTATGTTTTGTTGTATCGGACAGGCTGCACCTCTCCGTCGCCGGCTGCGATGCTCTGATAGTACGACAGCAGTGCCGCCTTGAACCGTGTTTTTACGCCATCGACCGTCGCCCCGGATGTGAGCTTTAGCTTGAAGCTGTAGTTTATCGTCACGGCTGTAGGTGCCACAACTGCAAAGTCGATAACACCAACGGGGGCCAATCTTTCCATGCTTTTCCGATCATCGAGGCTGTCAGAACCCCATATATGCCGAAAAACATTTTTCAATATCTGGTCATTTGCGGGGACGCCATTGGCATCTGCCACAACGATTTTAACGCTGTTCGGGTCATTGTAGCACGGTATCGTATGCGCGTATCCTACGCCAGCCACCTCTTTCGCCCAGCGCACATAGTCAGCGTTATTGCCCGTGTAGCTGCCCCCGCGACCAGCGTTGATTTCATCGATGCGTTCGCGCAAACTGTCATCCGATTCGGCTTCCGCGCCGCCAGTGATGGCCTCCTTGTTCGTGATCTTGGTAATTCCGGTGATTGGCGACCGCATGATGGTCACGGTATCATTGGCTACATTGCTGGTGAGCCCTGCCTCGACGGCCTGCACCTCGATGTCAATGCTACCGGATTCCGGGATCGTCGCATCGCTCAATGCCTCAAAATCAATTGACGCTACTCCGTCGCTGGACGGCACTGCAAAGACAAACCCCTGCGGGATTACCAGCCCTACCTTTCCCTCGACTGTAACATGTCCATAGGCTTTGTTGGCCTCTCGTCGGCTGATTCCCACATCATGCGCGTGCTGATCCAGCCATCTGCCGGTTGCCCACATCGGGAACATCTGCCGGAAGGTGTTCTGCAGGTAGAATTGCAGCATCTCGGCTTTCTCTAAGGCTGTTGGCATCGTCAAGTCCCAGACGATGCCACCTTCCGTCTTGTCGATGTCGAGCGGGAGGTTCTTCATCATATTCTCTTCGATGCTGCGCGTTGTCACGCCATCCAGCCATTCCGGCTGTTTGAATTCAACTAAAGACATATCAATCACCTCCCATCTTGGCCGTCAGTACGTGACGGATAATGTGTCTTCATCCCACTCATGCCCTTTCACGGTAAAAGTGACCTTTAGGCTGTCAGCCCCATCCCAGCTGAACCGGAAGTTGCGGACGTACTCGGTTTCTTGGTTTACCATGAGTGCTTCGGTGATAGTCCTCTGGATGGCCGACTCGATAGCCTGTATATCGCTTTCTTCCCTGGCCGCCTTTACGATTTCCACGCCGATTTTATCTGAGTAGGATAGGCGCGTCCCGCGCTCTGTCACACATTGCTTCAGGCACCATTGACAGAACGCCTCTCTTCCCTCCGCTAGGATGGGGCGATGTGTCGCATCCATGGAGATGTCGCCTTTTTCATAGTCGAAATAAAGGCTCTGCTTATAGCTTTTTCTCTTGTCGTCCTCCGCGTCGATTGCGACAGCCGGAAGGCTGAATGTGGGATAGATGCTCTCTGCCATGTCAACGCCTCCTTTTCAGCAGCCAGCCTATCCGACGCGGCTGCTGCTATATACCAGGTCAATAACCACTGCCTCATCCTGTACCCAGGCGACAAGAACTTTGTCGCCTGGCCGGATCCAATACATCTTCTCCGGCAGCCTGATGTCGTGCGTATGCGCTCCGCCATATCCGGCGTCAGGCTGACTGTGTGCGCCATCGTTGTAGCTCTGTGTCAGCGGCACGCCCGGATCATATGTCACGGCCCGGCATACGCTGTATTCTCCCTTGGGAATGGGCTTAGGAAAAGTGTTCGTCGTTAAGCTGTAATCATCGTTGATGATACCGAAATCAAGGGCAAGCGGATGCTCTCCGGTTTTTCGCATCATCCCGACAAGGACGTTGGTCAGCTTATTGGCACCTGGATTACCTTTCTTACTCAATCAATCCACCTCATCCTGTGTTCCCTCGCTCGTCTCGTCAGAATCAGATGAGGTAGTGCCGCCACCTGGCTGTTCTTCTGACGACGTTTCCGAGCCGCTCAGGCCGTTGTCGGTCTTCGTTTCCTTGTTCTTCTCCTTATCCTCATCTACCTCGAAGGTCATCTTCTGGTCCTCTGCGTTGTGCCGGATGCTCTTGATGAAAAAGTAGCCCATGACCGTCCCGGCAGAAATCCGCACCCGATCGCCTTTCCTAACAAAGGGCAGGTCTGGCGCCTGGATGGTAGTCTTTCGCTTCAAAGCGCCTTTTTCTTTCAGGAGCTGCTTCGCGGCTTCTTCTGCCTGCTCCAATGTCTTGCTGCTCTGGTGCTCGACAATGGCCTGGCGGATACCAAACTCGGTTTTCCCGTTCTCGGTTGCCTCTACCTTCTGGTGCCCCTCTTTGTCCGTCTTACCGACGATGATCACGCGCGTGATCAGACTTCCGCTGTCGAAAGAATCCTTGGCGCTGACAGTGTTATCCTGCTCGTCGAAGTGGTAGACATCTTCGTTCGAGCCTCGAGGGATGATCTCCACCTTCCCTTCCTTGGCCCGAATGAAGTACACGCCGCCGTTTTTCTTTTTTACATCGTCAAGGATCTTCTGCAACATATCGCTGACATAGCTTTTCTTGAAGACCATCTTGTTATGTGTGATATCCGGGCCTTTGTATGTGTACGGGATGCCCCACTTGTCCAGGATACTGGTGATCATCGCCTTTGTCTTGGTTCCATCGGAGAAATAGGCAAAGTCCTGATTTCTCCTGAGTGGCTGCATCTCATCATAAGCCTCAATGTCGAGTGAGCTGGTGCCGTTGGTATAGGTCGGGGCCCATTTCTTTACGGTGCCACGAACCATCTCCTTCTGCGTGCCGCCTATCGTTGCATAAACAAAAATAGGGGTTTCTGGCTGGACAAGCTGAGACATTCGCTTTCCGCCGTACAGAACGTTGTAGACCTTTAGGCTTATCCTCACAGACAGCTCTTTCTCCCCCTCTTCCCAGCCGAGGCCGGTCGTGACGGGAGTGATATCCAGCTGTGTACCGTCCGGCGTTACACACACGACGCGGTAGGCAATATCACGTAGGTCAATCATATGCATCACCTCCCTATACCGTCGGCAGTTTGAGCTTCGTGCCGGCCTTCAGCTCATCGACATTCTTCACCTTGGCACGGTTCATGGCGTACAATTCTGCCCATTTTGCTCCGCCACCGAGTTTCTGCTCTGCAATGCTCCATAATGTCTGTCCGACGCGGCTAGTGGCCGATGTCGGCACAGGGAGCTTGGCACGAGTGCCAAGCGGCGGGATTCCGCTCTTGCTTTGCGCGGCCGCGGCTGCTTTTTCGGCATCCACCTCCGCCACAGTCTTGACGAGCAAATCCTCAGCGGCAATCAGGTCAATGCTGTATTTCGCATCCCCCATGCCACCCTCGTAGCTGTACGAAAACTCCTTGATATACACATCGAGGTTCACGTTCGTCTGCGTGATCAAGACATTCAGCTTGTCACCAGACTCGCGCCATGCCTGCAGCATACCAATCAGCTCGCTTGGTTCTTGCCAGTTTGCGGACTTCACATAGCCGACCTCAGTGCGCTTCTCTCCCGGGAAAATCGCAGACCAGGAAACCGCCGAGAGCCTGTTGCCCTTCGGCAGTTTGACCTCGCCGCGCTCGATGATGTTGTAGCTCTGGAACTGTGCTGCCTCTTTGACACTGATCTTCTCAGGCACCCAGGAGAGCGCGATGCGTTCCCCTGTCTCCTGATTCGTCAGATATACATCTGCAACGGAAATCCCGCCAAGGGCTCCCACGGCCAATGTTCGCCATATGCCAGATAGGCCAGATGTGGCCAGGCCACGCAGCAAAGACGTTTTCACGCTGCGGCCGCGCAGGATATTCCGCACAACTCCGTTTGCGTTGAATTTCATGTAGCCTCACCTCTCTTACTGCGCATTCATGACAGGAGTATTGCCGAAGATGGCTGCGACCTTGTTGGCCAGCTGGCCGCCGATGTCATCTGCTATATCTTCGAGCTGCCCACGAATGGCCGTAGCAATGTCCTGTGGAGCCATAGACGCGCCAGAAATTGTGATTGGTATACTTACCCCTCCCAGACTTACAGAGACGCTCACAGGCGAAGCTGAGGCGCTCATCGCATTGACGGCCGGAGCGGCTGCTGGCACAGTTGCTCCACTGTCGTCAGAATCGGAAAAATCAGCTTCGTTACCGAAGTCGACGCCCATCATGCTTGCCGCTTTCTGGAGAATGTCCAGGCCGCGGTTGTGATCATTCAGTGGGATGATTGCCTCTGGGCCGTCTTCAGCGACCAGTGCCTGATGTGGTACGTTGAAAATACCGCCTGCCGCGTGGCGCGACCCGGACAGTCCAGTGATGGACGATCCCAAGTCTCGAATTGCTGCAAACTTTGCCTTGACCGGTCCGATGACATTGCTCTCGAACCAGGCGGCAAGTCCGCTGAAGATGCCCGTGACAGCACTGTATGCCGCCTGAAAAGCTCCTGCAATGGCACTTTCTACACTTGATACAGCGCTGGATATTGGCCCCCATACGGAGCCCATGAACCAGCCGGCTGCCGCGCCCCACACGGCGCACACGCCATCCCACGCGGCGCTTACGATGGCTTGTACCTCGGCCCAGGCTGCACTCGCAAAATCTGCAATCGGCTGCCAGACCGAGGAGACGAACCAATCAGCGAGAGAGCTGAACGCCTCCGTTATGCCGTCCCATGCCGCGCTCGCAGTCTCTGCGATTGCTTCCCATGCGGCAGCAGCTTCCTCAGTGATGTATGACCATGCCTCGCTCAGCGCTTCACCCACAGATTCTGCGACACTGCTGACGGTTTCAATGATGCCGTCCCACGCTTCACCAATCACACTCGTTATGTCATCCCAGGCTTCGCCTGCTGCCTCTGCAATGCTATCCCAAGCTGCCGAAATATATTCTATTCCAGCATCGACATACGGCTCTATCTGTTCCCACAAAAGAGCCCAAAGGCCGACGATGAAGTTGATGACATCTTCAACGCCTTCAATGACCGGCTGCAAGGCTTCACCGACAGATGAGGATATGCCATCCCATGCCTGGCCTGCGCTGTCCTTTATCGATTGCCATTCCTGACCAGCGCACTCAGCTATGCTGCTGAGTGTCTGGCCGATGCTGTCAGCCAGTTGACCGGCACTTTGACTTATGCCGTCCCACGCCTGACCTGCACCATTGGAAATCCATTGCCATGTATTGGCCGCTTCATCTTTGATTTTGCCCCACGCCGCGCTCGCAGTGTCGGCCATTTCGGAAATGTTTCCGCCGATCATCTGGCCTGCCTCGCTGCCAGCTATGCCACCGCCGATACCGCCAACGACACCGCCTATGGCCGCGCCAGGGACAGCGCCGACACCGCCGAATAGTGAGCCGATCGCGCCGCCGGCGGCTGCACCGGCTTTGGCTCCCAGAAGACCACCGGCAAGTGCGCCGCCAGTACTGCCGACGGACGCGCCCAAGCGATCAGCATTCTGCTGCTTAGTCCTGTCGAGATAGGAGCTGTCTTGAGCGCCTGAATCAACGGCATACTGAGCTTCTTCCGTAAGGCGTTGGTTGTCCTTGTAGGTACTGTAGGCATCGTATGCCCCGGCAACGGCAGTGAGCGCGGCTGCACCGCGTCCAAGCCATTTCCCCCACGAAAACTTCCCGCCCGGCTTTCCTTTTGGTCTGCCAGCACTCCCGCCAGCACCTCCAGCCGCGCCTGCTCCTGCCGCTCCCTCTGCCGCATTTTCCATCGGGTTGCCGCTCGATACGCTTTTCCCATTCACAACGACGCTCGTAGCATTGACGATCATACTCTTGACCGCCGAAGCGGCTTCTCCTGCTGCTTTTACAGCCTCTCCGCCAGCCTGCTTTACGTCAGTGACCTTGCGTACAAAATCAGACGCTTTCTTCGCGAGGGAGATAATTTTCAGGAGGCCGCCAGCAAGTGCGCCACCGGCCAGAATCGAGCCGATGCCATCGAACTCGAGGAATTTATTTTTTAGCTGCGTCAGGATGTCGAGCGCCAGGCGGCCGACATCGCTGATATCGAAGCCATCCTTGATATAGCCGGTGAACTTCTCCAAATCCGTCTTCACGCCCTGTACAAAGCTGCGTATGCCATCGCCGCCCTTGCCGCTCATGATCTCGAGTTGGAAGGATTCCCACACAGAGGACAACGCCTTGAGGTCGCCCTTCAAGTTGTCATTCATAGTTGCAGCCATCTTTGCGGCTGCGCCGTCTGCGTTATAGATAGAATCCGTCAGTTTGTCGAAGTCCGAGTCTGATGCATTGACGATGGCCAAGAAGCCGCTCATGGCTTCCTGGCCAGCGATGCTCGACGCCATCTGCGCCTTTTCAGCCTGTGACAATCCGCTGAACTTCGAGCGCAGTTCTTTCATCGTCTGCATGAAAGGCTTCATTGTACCGTCAGAATTGCGGACGGATATCCCCAAAGCCTCGAGGGCCTGAGCCGCGTCTTTCGGCGGATCAACCAGACGAGTCATTGTTGCGCGCAAGGCTGTGCCTGCGTCGCTGCCCTTTATGCCGGCGTTTGCCATAAGGCCGATAGCTACGGCAGTGTCTTCTGCGCTGTAGCCGAGCGCGCCCGCGATTGGTGCAACGTACTTGAAAGTCTCGCCCATCATGCCCACATTCGTATTGGAGTTTGAGGATGCTGCGGCGAGTACGTCAGCGAAGTGAGCTGAATCGCTCGCTTTCAGCCCGAAGGCCGTCAGCGCATCCGTCACGATATCCGAAACTTTGCCGAGGTCTTCGCCGGAGGCCGCTGCGAGGTCCATGATGCCGGAAATGCCGGAGAGCATGTCATCCGTCTTCCAGCCAGCCATGGCCATGTATTCTAGCGCTTGACCAGCTTCGGTTGCCGAGAATTGCGTTGTGGCGCCCATTTCTTTTGCCTTGGCAGTCAATGCCTCGAACTCAGATCCGGATGCGCCAGAGATGGCCTGCACCTTCTTCATCTGGGCTTCAAAGTCCATATAGGTCTTGATGGTGTCATAGATGCCATAGCCAATGCCAGCCCCCGCCATCATCTGCACACCCATGCCAGTCACACTCTGGACAGCTCCGGATACGGCACCGCTCGCCTTTTCCTTGATGGTATCTTTAGCGGCGATGGTGACAGTCCACGCCTTGCTGGTCAACGCCATAAGCCGTGCCTGCACCTCTCGCACCTTGGCGGCACTTCGGTCGACTGCTCCGATTGTCGCGTTATATGCTCGCCCTGTGATTCCGTGCAGGGTCGCTCGTATGCGGCTGCCTGCCGGCGTCACGCGGTCAATCGCACGGATGGCCACTTCGTAGTCAGGTCGCGCCAGTTTAGAGAGACGCGCCTGGGTTTTCTCGATGGCCTTGTCGAAGCTCCTCAGACTGCTCTGCGCTTTCTCAAGACTAGGGGCGACCTTATCGTGTGTCTGCACGGTTATGTCTATGACATGTTCTTCACTGGACAATCAGCACACCTCCTTCCTCAAAATCGCTTATCTATCTTGATTTTCCGCCTCCAGTTGCGCGGCAATGCTCGCGCGGATGAACATCTTGACCATTGGCGGCTTATTTTCATATTCATCCGGCGTTATGTGCAGCCGCTGCAAGATCTGATGCAGCATGGTCAGACGCCCGCCGGACAGGATCAGTTTTTTGTGGTTTCCTCCAGCTCGTCTCCGTAACCGGAGATGGCATCGATCTGCTCGACAATCTTGTCCTTTTCGCCGGACTTGAGAATCTTGTCGATGGCGTCGACGCCGGAAGCTACGTTCAGCTTCTCCCATGCGGCCTTGTTGTCCCAGATGTCCTTGCGGTCTTCCGGGACGGTGGCCTCATAGATGAGCTGGCTACGGAAGCGCACGGCGTTGGTGGTCTCAGGGACTTTCACGCCAATGCGCTTATTGCGCACATACTTCGTGTTCTTATCGCGGCACCGCGTATACTGCTCTTCAGAGAGCGGGCGGATGCGGAAAGAAAAGAGTACTGTGTTGTCGCGAACAATGCGGATCTTGAAGGTCTCAGCTGCATCGTTCTGGTAATCTGCCGCTTTCAGGATAGCTGACAGGATATCACCCTCATATTCCTTGAGAGCCTCCTTGTCATCCTGCTGGTTGATTGCAACCTCTTCGACCGGGTCAGCGGCCTCCCGGAGCTTGCTGTCTTCTTTTACTGCCATGATATAAGTCCCCTTTCATGCGTGGCTTCTTGGTTCTTTCCGATTACGACGAGTAGCTGAGCAGCTTCTGCAGCTCAGGCGGGCGGTTGACGAACATCGACCACTGCCGCTTGATCAGATCCCCGACAGATGCATTCTGCAGGTCGATGTTGCCGGACGGTACGCAGTCACGATAGATCATGCGCTCCTCTGAGCCATTACGGCCTTTGATGACGCCCTGGAACGTCCAGTTCGGCATCGTGCCGGTTGTCATGTCGTTAAACATCTCCTGAATGAAGCGCTCATCCTCGATGACGACCTCTGTGACCGTCAGCGTCACGGAGTAGGACTGGAACGCCTCATGCTCCTGTGCGTCACCGAGCGGCTGGTATTTCGCGTTCGTGACATTGACCTGCCCCTGGAAGGTTTCGATTGTAGCCAGGAGCGTGCCGTCTTCATCGAAAAGCAGCGCGTCCTTACCAGTAAAGACTCGGCGGACGTCTGCGGGGCCTCTGTTATTCCACATCGTTCATTCCTCCTTAGTTGCTCGCGGACGCGGACGTAGTGGTGTCTGCTGCGAAGCGGAACTGATACGTCATATAAATCTTCTCTGCGCTGTCGATGTCGTCGATAGCCAGCTTAAACCATGCCGAATCGCCCTGAGCCGGATTGTCCTGATCCTCGTAGACCGTCGACCCGAGCATGAGCTTCTTCTCGCCGACCATCTCGTTGATGACCTTCTGCGCTGTGGCCATAATGGTCTGACGCCCGTCCGTATCGTTGTTGACATTGCCGACCAGCTTTTCGCAGGAGCTATCGACGCGATCCATGAGTTCGAAGCGCGCCTTGGTACGGCGAATCTTCTTCCAGCCTTCATCCATCGTAGCGTCCGGCGTCACCAGCGTGTTGACGGCACTGTCAATCCATACCTGATCATCATCGTTCATCGTCAGAACGAGGCACCCTTTGCCTTCAGCCTTGATGATTTCGCCATTTGTGAGCGGTTCAGTGAGCTTCACGGCGTTCGTGATTACATTATGCGTGATACTTGTGTTGGACTCGAAGGCCGCAACCATGCCGCCGATGTGGGCGGCGGCCAGCCATCCATCGTAGCGCGTGTCGTCGCTGCCGACCCAGCCGTTCAGGACGTAGACAATCTTTTCGTCGTTGTACGATGCTGCCGTGGTCATGCGCTCCGTGAGGTCCTGCGAGCTCTTGCCAGCAAGGACGGCAAAGCCAAGATGGCCGGTCTGGTAGCTCTGAACGACGAAATTCTGGAGGAGCAGCTGGACGGCTGCATCATCCGTGTCAGCCATGATGGCATTCCATTTGCAGCGCTCCAGTACATCCGTGCCTTTCTCGTAGTTCTCTGTCTTGACGGTCGGGTTCTTGCCGCCAGTCATGGCCTGCTGCGTGACGTTCGCAAGCGGGCCGGTTGCCCCCTCGGCGACCTTGCAGACGAAATTCTTTGATGCTGCCATGGCTTCTGCGAGGTTCTGCGGCTCTGCAGCGCCTGCATCGAAGGTGAAAGACTCAAAGATTTCCGTTCCGTCGTAGATGGTGACCATGCGGCGCTCAGTGATCAGGTTCGTCCGTACGGATACGGTGAATGCTCTTGCACCGGGATAAGCTGCCGTAATAGTGACGGCCTTCTTCGCCGCATCCTGCGCATCATTGAGGTCAATCGTTGCCGCTGCGCCATCGTCGCCGCCAATACGCACGGCACGGATGGTCGTAGCACCGCCTTTGTACGCTTCCTTGATGAGCTTAGTGCCCTCAGCCGTGCCATAATAATCTGCGATGTTGTTCTGCATGGTAGAATCCATGTCAAATTCTTCGTTCAGTGGGCCCCAGTCAGCCTGGAAAAGGACTGCGGCCACGCCATTCACGGCACCTGCAGTTTCGACGCCGCCGGAATTTTCGCGGCGATAGTACACACCAGGGCGTACTTTTTTCTCGCCGATCGTAAAAATACCGCTCATTTTGCTCCACCTCTCTTAATCAATCGTTTTGTTGCGGAAATCATGCACGATTTTCACGGCTTCTGCTTTGGTAGCCCTTTCCTTCCTGGCGTACTGGAACGCCGCCAGGACCGTATAATCGCGGACACCAGGGCCGAAGATCTTATTCGCCGCCTGGGCGAACTCCTGAGCCGTGTAGATTTCCGGATTCTGCACCACTGTTGGCGTAGCAGCCTCTGCCGGTGCTGCTTTATCAGTATCTGCCATGTTTATTTCCTCCTTCATGATCCAAGTCGCATACCTGTCATCGTATGCGCGTATTGCGGTCGGCGCAGCAGGCCGTATTGCACGGAAATCTGCAGCTGGCCCTGCAGCTCGTCCGCCGCGGCATTGCCCCGTATGTTTTGGATGAACATCGGGGAGCCGTCCAGCATGGTAATCTCTGTATCGAGTGCGAGGCCTTGAGCGAACTGCTCAATCCATTCGCACCGGTCTTGAAGCTCTGGCGCGAAGAAATGCACACAGAGAATGGCATTGACCCACGTCACTGTGTTGGTCATTCGGTCGATGCTACTGGACACCTTGCGGAAGTGTACGGCTGGATGCTCGCGTGTAGGCACAAGGTAATCGTCACACTCCGCCTTGCTGACAATCGTCAAGGAAGTATCCCAATCCTGTGCATATTGGTTGATAGCCGCTACAGGATCCGGATCACTGGTTTCGAGCCCCGGGAATGACACCAGGTCGAAATCCGCCGTGATGCCGACGAGGAGCGGCACCTGCTGCTGTGCGCTCTGTGCTTGGAAGGACATAGACGTATTCCATACCGCAGCAAACGGCGGGGCTCCCTTCGGATAAAAGAAAAGGCCGGTCAGCGCGCGTCGAATCAGCGGCTCGAGTTCCTCCGGCATTATGCCTGTCTCTGAGCATGTGATATCGACATGCAACTTGCCTGCCGTGTCATGTTCTGCTTCAGCATGTTGTTCGATGGTAAATTCGATGCGTGGGTACTGTGATTCGCTGTCCCAGCCGTCATCTGTATCCGACGGGGCCATTTGGTAGAACACTGCCGGCTTGTCCGCATACCTTGCCAGTGTCGCAGAGATACTGGCATCCTCTATCATCTTGCGCCGGATCAGCTCATTTGCCGTCGCCACTCGCCTCGTCACCTTCCTTTGCGTATGCGCCTGCCATAGGCTCTTTGCCGATGGTCGCAAGGTCTCCCGAATACATCAACGACCACTTCCCATCAGCAACTTCCTGCGCCTTGACCTCGTAGTAGCAGGTGGCCGTGTGGACACCTGGGAGAAAGACGGCCTGTATCGTCGAATCCGTGACGGAAACGACGAGCCCGTTTCTCGGTTCCGGCCATGTATGATACTGCGCACGGATAAAGTCACGCTGCTTGATGGCGGTCTTGTCAAAGACTGGGGCCGCCGCGCTGCTGATAAGTGCCACGATACCGCCTCCTACGAAATATAATGCTTGCCGTAGATACGGATGATCTTCGGCTTGGCATCATCAATGATTTTCTGCTTATACGGGCGGGCAGCCATCTTGCTGGTACCCTCGTCGAGGTAATCGGAATAGGGCATATCACTCTTGATGCGAGCGGTAATCTGCACGCCGTCCGCCGTGCCTTTTGCCAGACTGTATTGCCGCCATTTTCGACGCAAATCACCCAGTCGCACTGCCGGCGTTTCACCAGGGGCAGATGCGACGTAAGTGCCTTTGCTGCTTGGCAGGCGGTACGTGCGGCCATGGCCAGTTCCTCCCAGTACATCCAACGCAGAATTTCGGAGAGCGTTCGTGGCCCGGCGTGCCCTGGAACGTGCCTGCTTATTCATGCTCTGCACGACCTCGTCCATCTCGACTTTCAGGTACTCTGCTTCTTCCGCAGCGCTGCTTGTCGTATGTTTAGGCATTCGTGTCACTCCTCTCCTCTGCGAAAATCTGAGTGAATATGCTCAGAGCTCCGATGTTGTCGATGCCCTGCACGTAGTACGACCGGCCACCGAGAACGAGCCGATCACCAATCTTGGCCGGGCATCGTCCGCCCTTCATGACGATCGTATGCGTGACAGGGTGCTGCAGCTGCTTCCATCGCTCGATTTCCAAGGCTTTGGCCTCTGCCAGCACGCCCTTCAGATGGTTTCCGGTCGGCTGGAACATGACGGCTTTTCGGCCGGCTTCAGTTACCGTCTGCGTTTTCCGCTCGACGACAAAATCACGGCTTAGTAATTCCGGTCTAACGTACATGCCTCACGCCCCCTCACGCTTCCTTCTGTGCGGCGGTTGTTGTGCATCCCTTCGAAGAAGTACGACGGGCCTTTCTTCTTCATCGCAGCGTCTCCCGGCACAGTGCTGGCCACTTCGGCTTCATTCTTCAGCTCCTCGTAGAGCGCCTTGAAATGAGCATAGCGCTGATCTAGCCAGAGCTGCATCGCGCCCACCTTGGTGTCAGTCTCATAGGCGAAACGGTGCAGTACACTTTTGACAAGCTCAAGTTTTGCACGCTTCCAGCGTGGGTAGATCTGCAGCATAGCCTCGATTTCTTCGTCGCTGAAATATGCCGTCTCAGCTCCGCCGTCGGTCATGACATCCCCCAGCTCAAATCGCATTCGATCCTTGCCTGGCTCCGTCAGCTTTGTCGGGTCATAGGTATATGCTGTCTCGCTCATGTTGCCTCACCTTACTTCTTGGCTGTGGATTTTGCCGCATCTGCCTTGGCCGGCGCATCTTCTGTGCCTTTGGCCGCAGCTTTCGGCGGATCAGAAGGCTCCTCATCCAGCTTGGCGATGATGCCCATGTTGATGAGGGCCCGTTCTCGCTTGGCCAGGACAATCCCCGCGGGGATTGTGTCTCCTGCGCAGTAGTCCTTGGACCCGAAACGGACTGCCCTCAGGGCCTTAAACGTCGTTGCCATATGGCATCCCTCCTCAGCCTACGCAATCCGTGAAGTACATGCCGAGATCCTGCGCGCAGATATGCATATCCGTCGAGATGAGTCCCTCCACGTACTCTGTGTGGGTGCCGTTCTCGCCCTCAAACTGGTCGGTAGCGATGTAGTTGCCGTTGCCGAGCATATCCCAAGCGAAGATGTAGCCTGCGGATGGTTCGTCAATCTGCGGGCTCGGTGTCGTGTAGCAGAGCAGCGCGCCCTTGCTGTCGCAGATGTACTGCATGTCTGCATCCTTGCCGGGTCCAGCCGCATTGTACGTAGAGTCGAGGACAACGACCTGCTCGACTCCGAAGAGCTGAGCCAGCACCTGCTCCGTCACGATTGCCGGATTGGCCGTCGTGCCCGTGTATTTCACGCGCTCTACGATGTCCGGATGGTTCTGCAGCGCCGTAAAAGCATCAACGCCGAGTGCGAGCTTGTTCGGCTTGCGGCGGCCTTCACGTGCCATCTCCTTCTTGCGATCGGCGAAGAAGGAAACCGGATCGAAGTTGGCGTCATCAAAGCGCAGGAACTTCTTGTTCTTGGTATCAGCTGTAGCAGCACCAGTCCATTCATTGTTCCAGACGCCTTTGTGGAAGAAGTTCTTGGCGAACAGGATGTCCTGATGCAGGTTCATCTGCTCGACCGCGAAGCGGACTTTCGCACGGCGCGGGTCAATGGCGCCCAGTGCATTGCTGCGCTGGTAATTGAGCGCATCGATCTGGTTGATGCCGACGATAATCTGATCCACCTGGCACTTGTAGGTGTCATCCGTATGGCCCATGATTGCCGGAGCGACCTTGCCATATGCCGGCTTGCGGCTGACATTATCACGCGCAAGGTCGCCCTTGTCGAACGTGTAGAAGAAGCTGGACGAAAGAGCGACCGGGCAGATCGGAAAGAGCTGCTTGGCCGCGTATTCGCCCTTCTGGAAGTACGCCATGCTCATGTTGGTGAGGTACTGGTTCGGAGCCCAGCCCTTGGCGATTTTAGTCGCGATGCTTGCATTCGTTTTCATATCGGTTATCCTCCCTTATCCTCAAGCCGTGGCCGCTGCGTAGCCAGACTTCGTGATCTGTACCTTGACGGTTTCGCCCTCCGCAGATGCCGCCTCGAGTGCGACAGCAAGGACGAATTTACCGGATGCGGCCTTCACCGCGTGGCCGGATGCATCACTGGCCAGCAAGTCGCCCGCAGCGAATGCGCCGCCAGAAGTCCATACACCCTGTTCTTTGATTTGAACCGTCACATCCTCACCGACGGCGAGCTTTTCGTCCGTTTCCGCGACCGTCAGGCCAAGCGGTACAGCTGTGTCAGTTGCCGGGATGAGCTTCCCGTCCTTGTCAAAAGCAAGCGCCATGAAAGGACCTGCAATCACTGCGCCAGCTTCGGCCGTGAAGGTCGCGCTGTCATTGATGGTCGTGCCATTATACGTTTTAGCCATGTTCATCTTCCCCCTTTAGGTTTAGTTGGCGTTCTCATACTCATGAACCAGATTTGGATTCTGCTGGCAGGCGAGGTCGATGGACTCGTGATATTCCATCGTCGGCTGCGCCTTGCGGATGTCCGCGGCCTTCTTCTCAATCTGTGCCCAGGCACTGCCGTTCTGGCCAGCTACGCCGCGCTTGCCGATCTCTCCAAACATGCCGGATGCTTTCGTGGCCTCAACAGCCTGATCCAGAGCATTGATGGTTGCTTCGTAGCCCTCCGGACTGTTCTTCTTCAGGTTCTTGAGTACCGGTGCCAGCTCTTCCGGCTTCTTGCCGAGAATCTCGTACTTCTTAGCAATTCCCTCCATCTCGCGGTTCTCAGCCGCTTCGGCGCGCTTCTGCAGGTCCTGCAGGACATCGCTGACTTCCTTCGGCAAGGACTTGAGTGCCTCCGTGAGGCGGTCGCTCGGCGATTTTTCGCCAGATTCCGGGGCATGCTTCTCGATGCCAGCCTCGTCAGTCGGCTGGATGTCTTCGGGCTCGCCGGCCTTCTTGATGATAGCGTCATAGAACGCCCGCTCCTCCGGCGTCAGTTTGCTCTTGTTGATTTTCATGTCTGGTTCCTCCTCCGCTTTCTTTACCTTGTTCTTCTTGGGCGGCGTGCTGCCGCCAGCAGAGCCGTCCACTTTCTTTGGTGTACTCTTGGGCGTGCCGTCCGGGTTCGTCTGATCCGGCTCTACATCATCAGCCTTGGCGCACGGCTTGCCGGCCGCTTTGAGAACAGCTTCGGCGCGCTCGACGGCGAGGCTCTTCTCAAGGTCCGAGGCTTCCGCCTTCTGCGGCGACAGCGTCGCCATTTTCCCAGCCGCCCACTGATCGATGCATGATTTGCAAATCGCAGAGAACTCGTCCACGCTCTGCTTCATGAGGGTGGCCTTATCCGTCACCTCGTCATCGTCCAGGATGGAGCGCAGGCTTGAGCCGAGCGCATCGGTGATGTCCCACACCTGGCTGAAGATTTTTCTCTGCATCATGGCACTTACCATCGTGTTGAAGGTCTGTGCGTCGCCGCTATTTTTGGCAATCGCCTGGATGCCTGCCGCCGTCTCACTCTCCGAGATGCCGAGGCGCTTGGCCATCGTAGAAATAAACTTCTTCACGGGATTGCTCACCTTCTCACCTCCTTTCGTAGGGTCGCGCTTGAACAGGGTAATGTTGGCTCGCTGGTTTGCTCCTGCATCCACGAAGTCGACTTTCGTGATGGTCAGGTCTTTGACGTTGTTCGCCTTATTCTTAGGCGTTTTCATCGTTGCCATCGTGCAGCTCCTTTCCGTTTTCAGGCATGAAAAAAGGAACTTGCATAAAAACGCAAATTCCTTTTCAGCCTGTATGTATTTATTGCTTCTGCCGTAGGATGCGTCGACTACTCGACTGTCTCCTCTGCCGCAGCTGCTTCCTCTGCCTGCGCCTGTGCCGCAGCATTCGCTTGGGCATATGCCTCTGACACGACTGGATCCACACCGTCGGTATTGCCGCCCTGGTCGGTCGGCTCGCGAACGGCCTTCCCCTCAATGGAGAACATAGGGTATTCCCCGGACTTGACCTTTTCCCACACATCGTCATCTGTGACGTAGAATCCGATCCACCAGCCTTCCGGCAGCGTCCCTTCCGGAATCCCCAGGGCGTCCATCTTCTCCTTGGTAAAGACGACGCTCTCGACAAGCACGGCGCAACCGCCTCGCTCGTGCATCTCGCCGCCCTCACGATACAAGCGGACAAAATCATACGCCGCTGTCTCGAGCACTTCGATGGGGACGATATCGCCCTGCCAGTCCTGCAGGTTTTCTCCCTGCTCATTTGCCGACACATTTGCCCAGCCGAAGGCCAGGCGCTTTTCATCATTCGCCTTCGCGATTCGGAACGTCCCATGCACATCGGGCGACTCGGCTGGCTGGCTCTTTATCAGGTCACTGAATCTCTGCAATGCTCTCGCCTCCTTGTCCTGGCAATAGAAAAAGCACCGCTCATGCGATGCCCTGCCTTCTCAGCAAAAATTGATATTATTCCCTCCGAAATGCCGCCGATACCACTCCCAGAGGTCATCCGTAGTCTCGCATATCTCGGCGATGTCATCGCCATTTGCCACGGTGTTCTTGTACTTGCGACGGAACATGTCGAGCGTGCAAGGGGTGAATTCCCAGACGCCGCGCTTGTCTTCGACGCGGACGTTTCCTTCGTCATCGCTCGTAATCTTGCCCTCGACAGTATGCCCCCTTACGGTGTCGGAGAATGCCAAAACGCCAGGGCGGAACTCCTGGACAGCCACGGCAAGATACTTATTCTTACTTCTGGTTATGGGGTCTGAAAAAACGTATAGTGCTTCTGTCTTGATCATGTTCCGACGACCTCCTTGACTTTGACGAACTTCTCAATCGGCACGCCATTGACTTCGTTGATGCCCTCACGGCGGAATGCATCGATGAGATCCTGCCGCGCTGAATCCGTATCACAGTTAATGCCGATGAACTTGTCCGTCTTAATGCCGTTTCTGAAGATGATTTCGTTGCCAGTATTATACCGCGTTTTTTCTTCCTTGACCATCCGTTCCAGGCTCCGCCGAATCTTGAATGTGCCCGGCTCAGTCGTCCCAAAATTATCACCAGCATAAGAGTACCAGTCAGTACGGCCGAGTACCCGCGAGTCTATCTCGATGCGCCAGCCATAACCGCAGAATGAATTATGGAATTTGCTGCGGCTCTTAATGCCCAGGCGCGTGAATACGCCATCGGCTCCGCCAGTTTCCATGTCTTTCCCCGAGCTTGCTCCTCCGACAAAATTGCCCGAGATCATCCTTTCCTTCGTGCAGGCAAGGCCACCGCTCTTCACGATGTTCACCACATTGCGGGCACTGCCGACGCCGCACCAGACATAGGTGACGCCATGCTTCACCGCCTCCTCCGCCTGCGCATCGTCGACATAAGCCGCGTAGCCGTGCCAGACCTCTTCCTGGTGCATATCGTTCAGCCGCTTGGCATCAATACCATAGCGCTTGAGCGCTGCCTCTTTATCTGTCATGTCCATGGCCATGATCTCGCTCCCGAGCTTATCTGTCTCATGTTGCCAGAGCGCACGATTGAGCTTCAGCTCATACTCAGCCGCCTGCGTTGGTGCCTCGAGTATCCAGTCAGCCCGGATATCATGTAGGAAGGCTTTGAGCTTTGCTGGGGCGTCACCAGTTGCTGGCAAGCGGATCCGGAAGAAGCCGTTCATCGTGTACACACCGCTGTTCTTGATGTCGATAAGCTCAATCTTCCCGGATGGCGTCTCGAGGCTCAGCCCCGGCAAATCAGGGAGGCCGTGGACGATGTCGTTGTCATAAAAGTAGGCCGCCGTATCATCTGCCCTGTTGAAGGTCATGAGCTTTTTCTTGGCTCCTGCGGTCTTCATCGGCCCAGCCAGCTTCAAGAAAGCGCCGTCGGACAGCTTGCCCCAGAACGTGTAGTACTGCTCAGCGCCCTGCTGCTCAAAGCGAGCCGTCATCATCTGACTCTCAACAGCATCGGCATCGGATCGGATGGGCATTCCCCAGCGGTTCTTCGGGATGACGTTGAAGTCCTGCAGAACGTCCTCGATAGTCGGCAGGGCATTCTTTCTCTTGGCTTGCTTTCGCTTCGCCTCAGCTCTGACCTTCTTGGCCATGGCCAGGCGCTCCTTCACCTGCCGGCTCATTTCTTTTGCCTGCACAGGGTCTGATATAGCCTCAATGAGCTGCGCCTTGTTCATATTGCTGTAGTATGCAATAGATTTCTGCTTCGCAATCTGGAGCAGATCGGCCTTGTTCATCTTCTTGAGTGCGTCTTTTGAGAACGTCTTTCCGGCCAGCGGCGTTTTGCTGGCGAGCGGCGCTTCGTCAGCAAAGACAAAGTCTATCTTTCTGCCAACCCGGACAGTCAGCAGGTCGCTGTAGAATTCGCGATAGGTTTCGCGCAGCGTCTGCTTCCGCTCGACGATGACATCAAGCAGCTCCTCTGCGACTTTCCCTTTCCCGTGCAGTGCCTCAGCATAATCGCGGAACATCTCACGGTATTTCTCATCTGGGATTGCCTCGACGCGCTTGATGAAAGGCAGGGAATCCTGCGGGTTGATGTCGATGCGCTTCTTGGCAAACGCCTCAAAGAACCCATTGTAGATGGGCGGATGTTCGCCATACTTTGCGTTCGGGTGATAGATGAGCGACATCTTCTGGCTTGCCTTGTCGCCCATGTACTTGAACGCCTGTTCCTTGTCGATGCCGATGATAGTTCCGTCGCTGCGCGTGACCACCGTGCGCGTCGAAGTTCCCGATCAGCCAGTCGGTGACATGCTCGCGCTGTATCTGCACGGCCATATCCTCGATCGTGCTGCGCATTGCTGCATCTGCTTGGTCGAGAGCCTTTTGGATGGCCATTGCGGTATTGCTTTTCTGGATGTCGACCAGCTCCTGAAAAGCACCAAGCCGCCCATCCAAAACACCTACACCGACCTTGACGGCCGTGTCCAGGTCGACGATCTGTTGCACGCGCGCCGCCGCTTCCTGCGCATAGGCACGGAATGGAGCAGGCGTACCGCCTTTCTTATCCTGTGCCGGTTTGAAAAGCCATTCCTTTCCACTGGCATCGACACAGTGCTTGATTTCTCCTGTCCCGCCGAGATTCGCCGCACCTGTTACTTTCATGCCAGGCGGCATGGCAAGCTTCGCGGGGACGTGCGGATCCGGCGGGTCCGGCTCATCCACCCATTTCTTGCCATCCCATGTTGGGAGTTCCGGCATGGGCGGCTGCTTGACGATAGCAGGCGGCTCCGTCTCTTCGTACTTCACTGCGCAGCGGCACTTTGGATGGGCGGGCGGCGTCTGCCTGATTCCCGGCATGGATAGCTTGGTTTTGTAATCAAAATCGTCATCGAAGCCGATTGTCACGCCGTCAAGCCGTGAGCAGATCGGGCATGTCCTTGCATCATGTGCCGTACTCCACACCTTGACGACCGGCCCCATGAGCCCCTGTTCCACGGCCTGCCGCACACTCTCGTGAGCCCCCTTGTTGTAGGCGAAGGCTCCCTCGGTCACAGCGATGGTCTGTGCCCTGTACTGGTGCTGACGGCCTGCGTAGCGAGCGGCCGCAAGCTGAGCCTGCTGCTCGAGCTTCGCAGGGTCCGTTTTCGGATGCGCATCGACCATGGCTGCCTTGATACTCTGGTAGTAGTTGGCGTTGGCCACTGCCTGCGGAGCTGTGAGGCCGATGGTCGGCCGCATAACGCGGGCTGTCTCCTCCGATGTCCAGCGTTCAGCCTGGCCGCGCAGTATAATGGCCCGCAGTGCCGCCCGTGTATCGTTGGTGACATTCGTGACCCACTCAGCTCCATGCTGCGTGATCCACTCGCGCACCTGCTTGCTGGAATCATCGAAGACAAAGAGATCATGGCGCGCCTGGAGCTTCTGCGCTGCGGCCTGCATGGACGAGAGCCAGATTGGCGCCAGCTTGGCGTTGACAAATCCAGCATAATCCTGCTGCCATTGCTCCAGCTGCTGCTTGAAGTCGCCGCCGCCAGACAACGCCTCCTGCAGCTCTTTGTAGGTGATAGCCTGCTGCTGATCATCCCACAAGTGGCACAGCCAGTACGTGATTTCTGGCGACACGGCATTTATGTGCTTGTTGAGGTCTGCCAGCACGGCAGCCTGTGTGGTCATCGTCTGCGGCACCGCTTTGTGGATGAACATGTCAGTCATTCCTCCCCAGACGCTTCCACGCCTTTGATACGGCCTTTTCTTCATTGGTCTCGAGTGTTTCCTTATGCGGAGCATTTTCCATGCCGTCTGCGCCGTCCTGGGCGGCGACACGGCCTTGCTGATCATCCGGCATCGGCTCGTCGGAGCGCTCCGGCAGGCTTGCCTGCTCGCGGATGTAATCTTCGAGTGAAGCGTCCGGCGTGATGATGCCGGCCGCCGTGAGGTCTTTGATGTACGTCCCCAACTCGGCCAAGTCTTGGCTCTCGATGTCGCCATGACATAACCGTGGATAGTTCGTGATGCCTCGGAAGCTGTCCGCATTCATGTCAATGAGCTGCGGAATGGCTTTGTTGTTGAACGTCTCGCAGATGACATCTAGGTAGGCACCGATGGCCACGGCGAACAGCTTTGTCTTGTCGCTCGAGAGAGCGAAGCTGCCGACTTGCTGATGCCCCAGCAGAATGAAATCCGCCAGGACAGTCATCGCGATGCGCGTGTCGTAGCGTTCAATAATGGCGTTTGTGTCGAACTGACGGCGGCTCCCTGTACTCAGCAGCTCAAGCTTCCAGTCAGCCGGGAGTGTGATGCCCTCCGTACTGTCTCTCCGGATCTGCTTGACCAGCATATCGGCGGCCGCTTTCATGCGCACCATGTCGGGATCATCGATGTCCCAGATGTTGACGTTCTCTGGCGCGATGAGTACAGGAAAACCAGCGAGATCGCGCTCGATGCCGATACCCTCTATTTCCTGTATTCTCCGCTTGAAGTACCAGCTCCGGTAGGCATTGCGCAGGATGCTGCGTCCCTCCGGATTGTCCTTGCGGCTCTTAGTGCGGAAGAGTAGAAGCTTCTCGACGGGAATCGTGATGATTTCGTAGCTCGGTGCTGGCATCTGCGTCATAGCTTGCAGATTGTCGTGATCGTCGTATTCCCATTGGTAGAGTGTGTCTTGGGCGCGGATTGGGAGCTTCTGCCAGCCGATGAGACCATCGTTGTACTTGCTGTTGAGTTGCTCATTCTTGCTCCGGCCCATGCGTCTCTTGTACACAATCTCATGTGCGCTCCATCCATAGGTCAGGAAGGAAAGGATTTCGGAGATGGTGTCCGTCCACGTCATCTGCATGTCGCTACGGCATCCATCCACGAACTCCGCCGCGGCGATGTCTGCCTTGTCGCTCCCAGCAGGCTGTACGTACCACTGCACCTGCCGGATCAACATCTCGATTGCAAACAGGATGGCACCGACGACGTCATCGTTCTCACTCATCTCCCGATATGCTTCAATGCCTCGGCGGCCCCGCAGCTCTCGGAGGAACTCTTCATAGAAAATTCCGCCCCATCGCCGCTGGCCGCTGCGGCCTATCTCTTTCTCCATGTCTATCTCCTTCCTGTCTCAGCCCCAATAGCGCCCCAGTAGCTCCGATGCGTCTGCATCGTGCCAACAGGCGGCGCGCTGACTGCAGGCTTGTCCATCAAGTACAGGACGCCCTGCACGAATGCGTCGACGGTATCTTTGTATGTTCCCTTTGGAAACCGAAGTAAATCTTCGATGAAATCATGCACCCATGGATGCTGTACTGGAGCGGGAAGATGGAGATTCCCGGCTTCCAGATACGGCGTAATGGAGAGGGCGCGCTCCTCCTTGCTTCCCTTCGGGTTGAATTCGACAAGACCGGGGATTTCCTTGCGCAGGAGTGAGACAATGGCAGGGCCGTTCGCCTTGTTCTCGACGACCTTTGCTCTCGCTTTCGGCCATTTACCAGACAAGCTGCGCATGGCCGCCACGCTCTCCGTGAACTCCATCTTCTCGTTAACGAGGTCAAAGACATAAATATCAGCCCCTCTGCGCCCCATCACGATGCCAGCGCACTTTGCGCTACCCTCGCTTTTCGTGAATGGCTGATCCCAGCTTTGGATCAGCATGTTCATCGTCGGTGCCTGCTTGTAGAACTGGCCGAGCCATTCGCGCTTGAAGATGATGCCGCCAGCCGGTGCCGGTGTCTGCTGGAACTGTCCAGCGAACTGCAAGGAGCCCATGCTCCGCTTCAGGTCGTCCAGCGACTGACGGTCAAATCGTCCAGGGTTGAGCAGGTCGCCTTCCTCTCGCACGACCTCGCGGCCGGAAATCGGGAACGTGACGACCGTATGCTTCTCCGCGATAGCAGGCAGGCACAAATGCTCATACCCTAAATCTTCGGCCAGTATGTAACCCGTGAGGTCCTGCTCGTGCAAGCGCTGCATGACGACGATGATGGCGCCGGTCTTCGGGTCATTGAGTCGCGTCTGCAATGTGTTCTTGAAGAAGTTGATACTTGCCTCGCGCTCTGTCTCACTATTGGCCATGAGCGGGTTCTGCGGATCATCGACGATGATGACGTCGCCGCCCTCGCCGGTCAGCGCACCGCCCGTGCTTGTGCTGTACATCATGCCATGGTGGTCATTGGCAAACTGGTTCTGTCTGTTGACGTCGCCCTTGAGGACGTAACGGTCGCCCCAGTTGTCCTGGTACCACGGCGATGTGATGATGTCACGGCTCAGAATGTTGTGCTTGCGGCTCAGCATATCCGAGTACGACACCTTGATGAAGCGCTTCCACGGGTTCGTGATCCAGCTCCATGTCGGATAACAAACGGTGACTTCAATGGATTTCATGTGCCGCGGCGGGATGTTGATGATGAGCCTCCGGATTTCATGACGGTCGACCGCCTCAAGGTACTCACCGATGCAGTCGATATGCCAGTTGGGGACATATCGCGTGCCCGGCTCGATGGTCGGCCATACCTGCTTGATGTACTCTGGCAGGCTCCCTTCGGCTCTGCGGGCCTTTTCCCTGCGTATCGCCGCAAGTATCTGCCGAGGATTAATGCTCTGCAGGTTGTATCTTACTGCAGATCCGCTCAAGGGATACCAGCTCCTCGTCGCTGAGGTTCTTGAGGTTAAGCGGCGCCGCAACAGTGACAACCCCGCCGCTGTGCTGCTGCTCGACGTGGCCTTCTATCTGCTGACGCTCCGTACTCTGCCCTCTGGCCAGTCGCTCAATCTTCACGCCCGTGTCAAGCATGCGCACGATGTCTCGTGCGCTCAGAGCATTCTCATTGATAGACAAGAGGCCACGGAGCGCCTTCGCTGCCATCTGCCGCCCGGCATTCGCATGCAGCTTGTTCATCCGGATGATCTCTGCTTCGTTCTCCTCGCGGAGGTTGCGCTCGACGTAGTCGTCGTAAGCTTCCGCCCTCGCGGTCCAGTTGTACCGCCTCGACCGTTTCTTTTCGGTATCGAGGCTCGCCCCGAGCTCCTTCGCCAGCTTGACCAGTGTGCGGCCTCTGCTAATCTGCAGGCGTGTCATATTCTTCTTGTCTTTGTACGGCATGTCGCGGTAGTAACAGAAATGCGCGTAGGCTTGCACGCCCTCGTTGGAGAGCCGTTCCCATGGCTGCCCTGGATCATGTTTCCGCTTCTTCCTTGTCGGCATCGTTGTCACCTCCTATCCCGCCAGGCTCTCCGGGAACCATGCCCCGTATCTCCTGCAGCGTGTATTCTTTTCCATCCCGCTCGCATGTGATGGACGCCCCCCCCTCGGTCTCCTTGGCAAACCGTTCGACGATGGCGTCACAGTATTTTGGATCAAGCTCGACTGTGTAGCAGATTCGCCCCAGCCGGTGGGCGGCTATGAGTGTCGACCCGCTGCCGCCGAAGAAATCGAGGACGATATCCCCGGGCTCACTGCTGTTCTGGATTGCCCTCTCCGGTATTTCCAGTGGCTTCTGTGTCGGATGTATCGTGTTGGTCTCCCTGGACACCTCCCACACGGTGCTGGTCTTGCTGTCGTTGTAGAGGTCAATGCTCGTCCCCTCTTTCATCCGGACGCTGCGCACCTTCTTGCCTTTAGGCGGCTTCTCAGCGATGTAGACCTTTCCGCCCTCTCCATCCGTCAGCACGATGCCGCCTGCCAGCGTGGTTGCCATCTCTTTCTCTCCTCGGAGCGTCGCTCTCCAAACCGTGCGCTGTGCGCGGTCGCCGTAGAACTTCGCTTTGTGTCCCGCTTTCTCTGCGTAGAAGCATGGCTCATGGCTCCACTGGTAGTCTGCGTGTCCGAGGACGGGGGCTGTCTTGGCCCAGATGATGTATTGCTTCTCAATCAAGCCGGCCGACAGCATGGCATCCTCGAAGTCGCGGCGTGTGCTTGATGCATGCCATATGTAGAAGGCCGCATCATCCACCGTATTTCGAGCGTAATTCTTGAACGCTGGTAAGAGCAAGGTGGCCATCAGGTCGTCTCCTGTCTTATCGTCATTCTGGATCATGTCGAACTTGCCGCTCTGTGTCGTGTAGCTCACGCCATATGGTGGATCCGTGTGGACCATCTGCGCTTTCCGACCATCCATCAGCCGGTCTATATCATCAGTACTGGTCGCGCTGCCGCAGATGAGCCGATGGTTGGCAAGATGCCACAAGTCGCCCTGGCGGGTGAAGTTTTTCTTCACTTCCGTCTCGGCGTCCGCAGCATCATCTTCGGTATCACCTGCACCCTCGAGCGCGGCCAGCATCTTTTCGATTTCGTCGTCGCTGTAGCCGGTCATCTCCATCGGCACAGCTCCGGTATCCATGTCTTGGAGCATGTCCATCAGCTTATCGGTGCTGATATTCGAGAGTTCCGCTATACGGTTGTCGGCAATGAGATCGGCGTGTTCCTCTTCCTCGCTCGCATAGTCCTGGAATTCAACTGGCACTTCCTTCCAGCGCTTGGCAAGTGCTGCCATCCTGCGCCCGTGGCCTTTGGTTACAAGACCGCTGCGCTTGCTGATTGTGATCGGCGCCCGCCAGCCAGTCGCCTGAATGATGTCCGCCAGCAGATCAATCTGCTTCGGGCCATGCTCGTTCGGATTGTCCGGATTCGGCCGCACGTCGGCGATTGGCATGATCCTGTCGTATGCACAAAAGACAGGGATGCCGTCTACCGTTTTCCCTCGCGGTTTCGCTTCTGTTTTGTAATCTATCACGGTAAATTTCCCCTTTTCGCTTCCATGCCTCCTCATCGGCTTCCAGTGCCTTCTCTGTGCTAACCAGGTGTATAGGCACAGACACGACAAAAAGCCCCGCTCTGTTTCGAGCTGGGGCCTTCGCCGGTGCATTTAGGGGGCAATTCGTGGCGTCCGCTGCTCGGGTTTCTTCCCTTGCATCGGACAATATCATTATCTCACGGATCTGACCGGAAAAACCGCACAAAAACTTCAAAGAATTTGCATGAGAATTTCACTCAATGCGCACAAAAAGTTCAATGAATCTGCATGAGAAATCCACTCAATTAGAAAAGCAGGGCCGCCAGGCCCCGCCATTACTGGATTCTTGCTTTTGTCTCCTCGCCGATGAAAAAGAAGTCTACATCCTTCGCCTCGGCGCTCTGGGCCGGGAACATGATGGCCGCGATCTGCTGGACTGCCTTTCGAGCGTGGATCTGGCATCCATGCTCGCTGTATGGTACTTCCAGCGCAACCTGTACCCATCGGCACCCGCGGATGTGACGGAGTTCCAATATCTGGCGGTCTACACCGTCGAGGGTCTCCATTGCTCCATCCAGCCGCTGGAGGAGCGTGACGATCCGCTTCCGGTTGACCGAAAGCAGCCGCAGCTTGTTCTCCAGCCGCTCGGCCTGCTCGGCTGCCCTTTCCACGGGCGAGGTCGCTCCTCCACCACTCACGGGCGTCGTATCATAGCAGACCGCCTTGAGCCCGCCGAGCTCCTTAATCTGCCCCCGGATGCCGTCTGCCTCCATGTCCAGGCTCTTGACTTGTGACTGGAACCTTGAATAGTTCCGCAAATATTGATAGACAACTTGCTCGCAGTCGTTGTATTTCCGCATGATCGTCTGCCCGTCCTCCCCTATGACTTCATTTGTCAGCACCTTGTCCACCGCTTCTGGTCAATTCATGATTTCTTTGCTCGCTTTCGCTTCTTCTGGAGCTGGGCAAGCACTTCATCGCACCGGCGCAGTCCGTCCATGGCCACCTTCGATGTAATCACGTGCTTCTTGAATTGGTCCAGCACGTTCTTGCGCTCAGCTCTGGCCTCCTGCTCTGCCACCGCGATTTCCGGCAGCGTCAGATTCGCTTTTGTGTTAATTCCAAACACTTGACATCACTCCTGGATAATATCTTATTCATTGTGCACTGGCGCTCGACGACTTCCCCGCCGATTTCTTTGTAGACAACATCGGTGTATGCCTCACCTTCGGAGACAGCACGTTCGACAAGGTCTCGTGCATCCAGACGTTTAGCCAGGTCTTTTGCTTCTTCCAGATTGCTTGCTCTTACGAATGCATCGCCGTGCATTTCTAGCTCATAATGCACTTTATATTTTGGCATGCCCATTGCCCCTTTCCGTTACCGATAAATTTTCCCGCTCTGCTTATCTCGCAAAACTACACGCTCTTCAATTTCAAAGCCGAACTCACCGGCGGTAAAACGGAGGAATCGCATGAGTTTCTTGATTCTGGCAAGTGTCTTCATTTCCTGCTCGCTCACCGGCCTTTTCAAGACGTTTGAAAAGGCTTTGTCTACCGTCGGATCATTGTATCCATCTGCGTTTTTAATCAAGTGAATCACTCCTTCGTTCAGCAATCTTGCGTAACTCATCCAAGCAGCCAGTCAAATACAGAACGGTGGCGCCACAAATGATATTCATCTGGACTCTTTCAAGGTTATCCCACGAAATGTCCTTCATCTTGTCTTTTCGCTGTCCGGCAGTCTTTTGGGTGGTCATCTTTATCAAGGTCTTGATATCATCTTCTAGTTGGTCAATATCGGCTTTCTGCACTTCGCGAGTCATCCAAAACATGCTCCACATGAAGTCTTTGATATCATTCTTGTGTTTATACCCCATCGCACTCGCCACCTTCATCTGCAGAAAACAGTCCTTCTTCCATCCACGATTTCGCCAGTCTTATGAGGTACGGATCCGTCTCCGTTTCCGGGTTCAGCTCCATCGCCTCGATGGTGATTTCTACTCGTGGGTTGACCTTGTCGATGCCGGCGATCCTGCACCCGTCGAGGGACTTGACGATGCGGTCATCCTCGAGTACCCAGCGGCGGCGTTTCTGCCTTTTCCTCTTGCCAGTTTCCCGGTCTAAGACCGTTCCGAATTCGTCGCTCAGGATGTCTTGCGTCGCCTGGATGAGGCCGTTGAGATCAGGGTAATGAGCGCGATTCTCGAGGTAATATTCCGCTTTTAAATGCACAGGCCCGGAGAAATGAGATAAGCCATTTTGCGCTTTCATCACGGACAGCTGGCGGCGAAATTCTTGTTCATATCTGCGGTATGCTTTACTCGGCAAAACAGCTGCTCTTCCCCTCACGACAATCGGGCTATTTTTCTTCGTCGCGGGGTTTCCCATGATGGTGAATACTGCCTTTTCTGTGGCTTCAATCAATGCCGATTCCTCCCTGCAAACAATGCGCAAACGCAAAAGCCAAAAGCTATGCCGAACCAGAATGCCAATACGTAAGGCCCGGCTGTCTGTATTGTGTCAAACATTCCTGCTCTCACCTCCCTAGAACAAAGAAATTTCCAGCTGGCTTTCCTTTTCCTTCTTTTTTCTGAATTGGCTCGCCGCCTTGCAGGTTGACCAATGGGGAATATAGCCAACGCCTACTGCTTTCGATGTGTCGTCATTTGCTCCAACCGTACAAGAAACGACCTCGCCACTTTGCGTAACCACGCGCGCTTTTCCTTCGCCCGGATTAGAGTAAAGCACTTTTGATGGGTTGCAAGGAATAAATTTCCCTGCCGGCGATTTTATGAAAATTATTTCCTCGCCACAGCCTCTACACTTTGCCATGTCTAACTCCCCTTTCCCTAGAATAACGAAATTTCTGCTCCGGCAACATGTAAGCGCTGCCCCGTCTGCTTGAAGCGATCGAACCGCACTTTGAACCACTGCCCGGCCGGAATCATCAAGCCGTTTGCAACCTCGGGCGGGACGTACTCGCCGGAGATATCCTCGCCGAGATCACGCAAGCCGCTCAAAGCGGCAATGATATGGTTTCTGGTGAGGTTGAGGTTACAGCCGTCCGGCCACGCCGGGTCGCTGCAACCGTGTGTGAACATGTCTTGCCAGTGCTCCGTCTCCCGCCGTGCGTATTCCCGCCTCGCTGTTATAGCGTCCCTGTTGCTGAGTGGCTTCATCTGGATGTACATCTGTACGAGCTTGTCCAGATTTTTCTCTTTCACGCCTGTCACTCTCCTCATCCATGATTTTTACAATTTTCAGCACTAAATACCGTTCTCCTTCTTTCGCTCCCCATTGCTGGTTTCCAAGTCCAACTCCCAAACTGACCTCTGCTACAAATGAGCGGGAATTGGCAGAGTAGCCATTGCGAAATTTTACAAGTCTATGCGTGCACCGCTTTGCCTTGTAATAATCCCCTGCTGCTGCGTGTATAAATTCCATCATTCCTGCGTTATAAAAGCGTTTTATCCAGTATGGGGAGTAGCTGCGATATTCCTCCTTCTTTTCACCTGACAGAATCATGTCGTACCATTTCTTTTTGATCGGCAGCACTAACATAATCTCCCTCCCAACCTCAAAAATCGATGCCCGTGGATTTATCGACGCGATGCTTCGCGATGTACTTGCCGGCGTAGTTCTTCCACGCGCAATTTGAACAGCGCTTCATTGGCTTTTTCGGCTTACGTATGCAGCTATAGCTGAACACCCGGCCGCAGTCCATGCAGGTTGCTTCAATCACCATTTCAGATTTCTCCTTTCCTTGCTGGCTTTCTCCGTCACATAGGCCATCATGCATCTCATCGCCGCGTTGATGAGGTGCGTGTCCTTGCGGTCGCCCGCTCGGTAGAGATTCAAGTGGCGCATGGCGCGGGCGGCGTGTTCCTCAGGCGGGATTTGCCGCCATGTCTCACTCGGGTGCTTCTTGGCTCCCGCCGTGAGGCCGCGCGCGACCGCTTCCAGCCAGCTGGCATCGATGTAGCGGTATTCGTCCTCCTCGGTGTCCTGCGGATACGGTTTTGCCATTTTCGCGCTAGAATCGCTTCTAAGGGGCTTGTTTTTATCTGTGCTATAACTCATACCTGCCTTGAGCTCGACGGCTGTCACAGGCGATTCTGGAGCACCTGAGCGGCATTCCTCTTTTTCATCGTCCCTGACTTTTCCCGGATGACTGCCGAAAAGCTCCATGAGGACACCTTGCATCGCCCGGTTATCATGCATGTTGTAGCAGTCCACATTGCGAAGCGGGCACTTCCTGCAGTCGGGATCCTCCTGCTCCTCACATACCAGGTCACGCAGGACGCGACACAGGGCCTGCGACATGGTCCCGTGCTCCCCTTTTCGTTCCTTTTGCATCCCCTTGCTCGATTTCTTCCAGTCTTTCATGTTGTCTCCTCCTCGGTTCTTCTCTTCCTGGTTCAGCCGGCCTGCGAAGCCCGCATGGCCTTTCCAGCGAGCTTCATCCGGTAGTCCCCGGCGCTGATCTTGATGGGCACCGTCATCTCAGCGAGCCGCGAGAGCGTCCGGCGGCCGAGTTCCTGCTCGAGCTCCTGCCCGTCGTTGTTGGTGGTGATGACGGTCGGCAGCATATGCTCGTAGCGGTGATTGATGAGCATGTAGAGCTGCTCCTGCACCCAGGCACTCGCTTTCTCGGCCCCGAGGTCGTCGAGGACGAGGAGCGGCGTGTTCTTGGCGGCGTCGACGATTTCGTCCGCCCGGCCGTCCCCTGTCCGGTAACTCGACCGGATCTGCGCCAGGAGGTCGGGAGCGACTACGAACATGCCAGGGATGCCGTCCTCCGCGCTCCTGTGCAGGATGGCCGCCGCCAGGTGCGTCTTGCCGCACCCGTAGGGGCCGATCAGCATGAGCCCCGTGGCCCGCGGGTTCGTCTTGATGTCGGCGCAGAACGTCTGCGCGAGCCGCTTTGCCGTCTCGGTCGCGGCATCCTCGCGGAATGTCGCGAAAGTGCGCATCTGGAAGCGCGCCCCCATTCCGCTCTCGCCGATCAGCTTGGCGATGCGCCGCTGCTGCATCCTGACCTTGTACTTGGCACAGGCCGGGATGCAGCGGAGAAATTCGTTGCTGTAGCGCGCACTGCTGAAAGGCTCCGCATTATACCGGCACTGCTCGCATGTCTCTACGGTATACGGGCACTCGGCGCAGGCCGCATCGTGGCGGCGCTTCTCGCTGGCCGCCTCCGAGGCGAAGAGCAACTCGCTATCATCAGTCGGCTCCCAGTCAGCCGGCAATCCTGCGCTCTCGCGGATCTCCGGCAGACGCGCCGTAGCCTCCCGCACATCTGCCTCACGTTTGCGGCGCGTCTCCGTCAAAATACGCTGCATATTGGGATTTCTCTGGAGCAGCTCCCCCAGAAAGTCCGCTTTCTCCATGCTTCTTCTCCTCCTTCTTGCCCTTCTTCTGCCTCGGCGCTTTGAAGCCATCGCGCTCCCAGCGCTCGAGGATGGCCTCGATGTATTTCATGCTTGGCCTCCTTGATGACTCTGCTGCTTCGATGATTGCCGCCTCCAGCCACTTGCCGTGATACCTGTCATAGAGCATCAGCAGTTTCTCGGATTCAATGGGCCCGTATGACGGGTTGATATTATCGGCATAAAGCTTGACGACTCGGCTGATGGCTTGGTCTGCATCTGAGTCCTCTCCCGCGCACGCGCGCGTAGTGGTAGTAGTATTATTATTAACCTTACCTAACCTAACCTTACCTATAGAGACGGGTTCGGTACAGCTTCGTGACGAGTCCGTTACATGGCCGTTACGTGCCTGTGACGAGTCCGTAACGATACCGTTACAATCCTGTAACGAGTCTGTTACGATGACGTTGCGCCCCTGTATCTGCACACCTTCTTTCGGTGCATAAGCTGTCTTATCCGCCCCGCCTGTGAGCAGGCCGCGTTCAGCCTGGCACTCGGTCGGGTGATACATGTCCTTGCGGATGTAATTGTGGATCTTCCAGTGCCGGATCACGATGACCCCGGTATCAAAGGGGAGAATGAACTGCTTGGCAACCAGCAGCTTCATGTCATCCTCGCCGCATCCTACCTCGCGCCGGATTGCTGACGGGTTCTTGATGAAGCCGTCATCGTCCGCCCGCAGCAGCAGATGGAAATACAAGCACTGGCTGCTCATCGGCATGTCCATGAAGTGATCGGTCTCAATCACAGACTTGGCCATCATCCTGCGCTCTGCCACGTGTGCCACCTCCTTTCTCTTGCGCCGCCATGATCAGACAACCTGTGGGACGGCTTCCAGCTCGTCCTTTGGCGCGTCGACCTCTTCGAAGAGGCTCTTCTGGGCACGCTTGCCGGTGAGGTACTTGCGCGCCTCGGCTTCGAGGCTCCAGAGGACGCGTGCCGCCGTTGCCGTGAGTACAGCGCCCTTTGGGTTTTCGTCTTTTGCGCACTTGCGCATCGGCGTGTTGACGACCGTCTCAGTCTTGCTCTCGGGGAGCTTGAGCTTCATCGTGATGATCGCGCCCATTGTGTCATCCTTGTCGTAGTGATATGTCACCGCGAAGGGAACGAGGCGTGCCGCGAGTTCCGGTGCTTCGAGGATGTTCGCGCCCGGCACGGTGAGGGCTTTCATGGCCTCGTAGAATTCCGGAGCCGCTGGCTCGGCAAAGAGTCCCTTGACCTCGTCCTCGCCCTGCTCTCCCCGGCGGATGCAGTCGATTTCGATTTTGCCGGTGCTCTCGATGATCTTGATTTTCTTGATGGTGGTGTTGCTGTTCATTGGTTTTTCCTCCTCATGCTATGCGATATAAACCTCGGCGCCGGTTGCCCGCTGCGCCATGCGCCGGAATGCGTCGGCGTCGCTGTTGTCGCGGCTCAGATGCAGGAGCCACACCTGCTTGAGTGCGCGCGGATCGAGCCCGCGCAGGATGTCGACTGCGCCGTCGATGTCCATGTGAGTCTGTACGATGCGCGCGGCCAGCTCGTCCTTGATGGCTCCCTCGGTCGCCCGCCTGGACAGGATGTTTATGCTGTAGTTGGCCTCGAGCATCATGTAGTTGACCTGGCCAAAGGTGTACGGAACGGCCGCCGCATCGGTGATGTAGACCAGCCGCTCGCCGGTCTTCCTGCTGTCGAGCACGTAGCCGTAGCAGGTGACATCGTGCACGACCTTGAAAGGAACGATGTTCCAGGTGCTGACGGTGAACTTCCGGAGCGGCGGTCCTGAAAGAATCGATGGGCACGCGCACGCTTTCGCGACCTCCGGCGGCCCGAAGATCAGCAGGCCGCGCCTGGCAAGCTCCGGCACCGCCTTGGCATGATCCATATGCTCATGTGAGATCAGCGCGCCCGCGATCTCGCCGAGCCGGTAGTCGATGCCCTGCTGGATCCTGTGGATTGGGATGCCTGCATCCAGCAGGAGCGCCGTGCTGCCATCGCTCACGCGGTAGCAGTTGCCGGAGCTCCCGGATGCAATCGCCTTGATGTCGATCATCAGAAGGTCGGGCCGTCATCGGCTGCGGGCGCATCAGCTTCAGACGGTACGGGTACGGCTTCCGGCTGCGGCATCGGGATGTCCTGCAGGACTTCCTGCCGTGGCGGGATGGCGGCGGCGTCGACTGCCGCATCGATGGAAGTCGGCGCTTCCGCATGCTGCGGGTTGTCGGCGTAGCGAGGGCGGCCGTCCTCGCCAATGATGGCCTGGTCGCTCTCGATGGCCGTTGCAAGGGCCTCGCCCTGCATGTCGATGCTCATGATGCCGTACTTGGAAATGAGTTGCTTCAGGACCGTCTTCGTGGCCATGGCGTCGAAGTTCGTCTTCCAGACGCCTCCGCCGTACTTGTAGGATCTTGAGAACTCCTGCGCGTGCTTCATGCAGTCCTCTTTGCTCATGTAGAGCGTCTTGCTGAAGCCGTTGACCAGCTGGAAGTAAGCGACGTAGCCGATGACCGTGTCGCTCTTCTTGCGGCCGCGCACGATCTCGCCGGTGATGAAGTCGGTGTCCTCGATCTGGCCGTCGTAGACAGGGCCAGCGTTGATGGTCTTGTACTGGCCGGTGCGCATGGCGAGCTGGACGAATCCCTTCCAGCCCATCTGGAACTGTGCCTCCATGCGGCCGCGGTTCTTGTAGGGGATGATGTACGCAAAGCCGAGGTTCGGGTTGATTGGGAGCTTCATCGTCGCCGCCGTCATCGCCGCGCCGAGGATGGTCATCGGATCGGCCTCCTGCAGGGCAGGCGTCGCGTTGACGAGGCTCAGCACGCTTGCGGAGAAGGCGCCAGCCCCCTTGCCCAGCACATCGTCGAATTTCTGGCGGAGCCCCGGTCCGTTGAGCATCTTCTTCAGGACGAGGGCAGAATTGTTCTTCTGGTTGTTCATCATGGTTAGTCCTCCTTGATTTTGACTCTGAGCGTGTCATCCGGCGCGGAAACGATGAGCCGGATGGTCTGCTCGCTGACTTTGGCTATCTTGCACACGCTCTCGGCGCGGTCGACGATGACCGGCAGGTTCGTGTGGAAGTGCTTGTTGAGTACGTCGATGATCTCGAGTCCTGCGTTGACCTGGGCGGCGGTGTTGCTGCTCTTGTACTCGACCCATTCGCCCGCGGCGTTCTGGGTCATCGGGTTGCACACCTGCTCGAGGCCGCCGTTGACCTGCTCCTTGAAGAGCTGCCAGGACACGGTCTGGAAATGCTTGTTGATGCTGCGCGTGATCGTCTGCGCCTTGGCGCGGATGAAGCGGTCGCAGAGGTCGAGGCCAGCCTCGATCTTGTCGAGCTCGCAGGAATCTTTCTTCTGGGAGGCTCGCAGCTCCTCGATGCGTGCGCGGGCACGTTCTGCGGCTTGATAGGCCGCTTTTTCGGCGCTGAGTTCGTCAATGTGTGCCCGTGCATCATTCTCGGCTGCCTGCGCCTTGGCGAGTGCCTCGGCGTCGATGCCGCCGCCCTGCAGGGAGCCTCTGGCCTTCTCGATGTCGGCGAGGATGGCCTGTCCTTCCTCCGTCGCCTCGAAGGGAGGCGGCGTCTGGAGCTTGGCCTCGATATCTGCTGCGCGCTTGGCAGCTTCCTCCGACTTCCGGGCTTCTTCTGCCGCGATGGCTTCCTGCTCGGCGTTTTTGGCTTCGAGCGCGGCGATCTTGTCTTTGCTGCACTGCTGGCCCTGCTCGTTGATGTGCCGCTTTCGTGCGCTCTGGCGCTCGTTGAAGTGCGCCCGAAGCTCCGCGATCTTGTCTTCTGGCATGTGCTGGCCGCAGGTCGGGCAGGTCTCCTGAGCGCTGTCCCAAACCTCGGCTTGCACCTCGACGTATTCCTTGAGGAGTGCGTCACGGTGAGCCTTGAGGGCGGTGATGTTCTCGCGTGCCCGCTTGCCTTCCTCGGCCGCTTTAGTGGCTGCCCGCTCATGCTCGTCACGCTCGCGCTTGGCACGGCCGACGGCGTCGTAGGCATCTGCGTTCTTCTTGGCCATCTCGGCATCGTAGGCGGCCTGCTTGGCCTTGAGTTCGGCTTCCTTGCCTGCGAGGATGGCCTTTGCTACCTCTGCGCTCTTCGGATGCTTGGCGTCGGTCGTGGCGGTCATGGCCTGATTGAGCGTATCCTTGGCAGTCTTGAGGTCGGCTTCGATGGCCGCCAGCTCACGTCCGTCCTCGGGGAGTGCTTTAGTCGCCTCGTCGATGCGGGCGGGCAGGGTATCGAGTTCCTTGTTGAGCTTGCGACGCTGTGCCGTGGCGACTTTCTTGTATTCTTCGACGCTGTAATGCTCATTCGTCGTGCCGGGCCGCAGCAGGACTGTCTGCAATGCCTCGAGGCTGTTCTCGCGGATGACATCCTCATCGCTGACCTCCTCGCAGAGCTCGAAGAGTACCGTACGCCGGGCCTCCGGCTTCATCGTCTGCGGGAAGTAGCCGTGGATCAGGAGCATCTTCATCTGCTCGATGGTCGCCCCTGTGGCCTGCCGGATGGTTTCTTCGTAGGTCTTTTTCTTCTGCTGGACGCCGTTGACGTACCAGTCGGTGACGTGGCCGGAGAACTCACGCGATGCGCTGCCGCGCTTCTTCGTCCACTTCTCGTAAAAGTCTTTCGCGAAGGTGAGGCGCTCGCCATCATCCTTCTCGACCGTCATCTCGGCCTTGTGGTGCAGGTCGTGCGCGCCTGCCGTCTTTGGGCTGAAATCCTTCTCCTCGGTCGCCGGAGCATCGCAGAAAAGCCAGGTGACGGCGTTCGCGATCGTCGTCTTGCCCGTGCCGTTTGCCCCGAAGATGTCGGCGTTCTTGCCGCCAAAGTCGATGTCGAGTTCGCGGACGCCGCGGAAGTTCTCGAGCCGCAAGTGTAAAATCTTCATGGTGTTTCTCCTCTCGTTTTGCTATAATGAGTTTGGTTGTCCCCGCTTCTGGGGAAATCTTCATGGTGTGGCTCTTCCAGTTGGTCCCTGGGAGAGCCTTTTTGCGTGTCAATTTTTCGCCCGGTACTGGATGCGCAGGGTTTGCCCCGGCGTCAGGGTGCCGAGGTCGGCACCCTTGTTGAGCTGCTCCATCTCGTGCTTGTAGTCGAAGATGTACCGGTCATCTGCATCCATCTCCCGGAAACGCTCGACGATGCTCCACCAAGTGTCGCCCGGCTGCACTGTGTAGGTGATCTCGACGAGGTGGGTGTCTGCCGCCGGGCGGCTTGTCAGCCCGATGGAGATTGCCGCGATTCCGACCAACGCCGCGCATATCGTGGCTTTTTTTAATGCCTTTTTTTGGCGCGCCCGTGCCTGCGCCACCTTCTCTCTGAATGTCATGCTCTTGAGCCTCCTTCCTTCTCCAAGTACATCTGGATCTCACAGCCGATGGCCGTGAGCCTTGTGACGGCCTGCAGGATCTTCTCGAGCTGTGGTCGCTCCTCATCGCTGACCTTGCCGTCCTCCGCAATCTTCAAGAAATTGAATTGAGTGAATCGGCTGGGGATGCGTCTGGATTGTTTCCGGTCACTTCGACTGGCTCT